CTCCTTATGAGTTGGTTTGTTGAAGGTGGTGGCGATGTGGCTCACGGCGCATAAAGGGTGTGAAACTCGCTCCGACTTTCCATCCTCAGATTGTCTGAGGAAACTTATTTTGTGTTGTTGACAATCGCTTGCGCTAGGCGTAGCGACATTGAGCGAGCTGGCATTACTTCACTCGCTGGCATTAGTTCAACTTCAGGCTCTTCAACCTCAACGGCTGGAACGAGAGTATCGAGTCCGAGCATTACCTCAAGCATTGACTTTCCTTCTTCAAGGTAGTCAGCTGATTCTGAAATTTTGTCGAAAATTGCTTGCACTGCGATAAGTGACTCGCCTTCAAGAGCGCGACCCTCTTTGAGAGCTTCCATTGCATTTTGCAAATGTGCACGAGCTTCGACTGAGGTTGTTGGGTAGGCAGGGTAGGTGACAACTGAAACATCACCATCTGCAAGTGAAAGCTCTGTGAGCAAACGAGTTGAGCGATCCTCTGACCATTTCTGGCGAACTACGCGGAAAGCAAAGCTCATCTGATCCAAGTCACCGCGCTGAACGAGTGTGTAAAGGTCGCGACCTTCTTGAGTGTCTGCAATAACTGCATCCATAAACAAGCCCTTGTCATCTTCGCGCAAAGTCAATGTGCCGTTCTTTGTGCGAGCAAGTGGCAAACCTTCGTGATTGATAAGCAAACGCACATCAGGTGTTTCGCTCAAAGTCTTACGGAAAGCGCCCGGTGCGATTGATTCCTTGAATGGAAGTGGAACGCTTGAATCGTGAAACACCGCTGCATAACCTGAAAGGCGCATTGTGCCATCTTCAGTCTGGCGTGTTTCTAGGTCGCGCACTGTGTAGGTGCGGCGTTCGATTTTCTTTGTCATTTGACTCCTTGAATTGACTTCACCGAGTGGCTGCATATCCTCAGCAAGAGAGATTGCAACCATCTGATCTATTGCCCCCTGTTTAGTATCGTGACACGCCATCGTTGTATAAGAGCCATCTGACTCTTCTTTAACAGTTGCCCATCCTGAGCAATCGCTTTGCTTGTCGCTGATTCCGTATGGCATTTGATTCCTAAACTAAGAGAAGAACTTCCGCATCATCTTCGAGAATTGAGAAAGTAATCTCACCGAGTGCGCTTGCATAGGTTTTACCAAGTCGAGCATTGGCAAAGGCGTTAATGTGGGCNNAAATTTGGCTCTAAATTTGGCTGAATGAAAGCAAGTCCACCGCCGAATGATCCGGCTGGAATTTCTTCCCTGCCTACGGTGGCGGTTAATCCACCAAGGTTTGCAGTAGCCGAAACCGTGACAGTGCCATTGGCGGTCATTTGACCAGTCAGGCTACCCAATTGCGAGCCACCAGAGGCGATTACAGACACTATCGCGTTAGCGGTAGAGTGACTACCACCAAGAGGTGCGTTAGCACCTGCAATCGGCTCTGGAAGCCCTGTAGCGGTACTCTGTAGGCTTCCAAGTGGTGCGCTACCAACGCCGTTTGAGGTGAAGGCGAAGCCTTCGCCGTCTAGCCCGTAGCCCTCATCATCTAGCGGGGAGTTATCCAGCGAGAAGCGCAGGAAACTCATCGAACTAGCTCGCTACGGTAAGAGAGACTGTAAGTGCGCCCGATGCGATTGTGTAGGTATCGCCAGCGGTGTAAGGGTTGCCGGTAATCGTGCCGGAAAAGAGAAAGTTGCCAGCGGTTGAGGCATCCCACACGGTGAAGTAAGTCGCATCCTCGCTGCCCGCAATGTTTGTCCAGGTAATCGCGGCATCGCTTGAAAGCCCGCCAGCGGTTGCTGATCCAAATGAAGCCACCTTGCGAGTTGTCTCAGTCGCAGGGTTTGCAGTTCCAGCAGAGCCAGGGTCTGCAATGTGTAACTTCACATAGACATTGGAAACCGAGAACGCGGTTGCATTGCCAAGTGAATCAAGAAAAGCATTGGCAAGGTATGTAGAAAGACCTGTTGCCATTACTCGCCATCCTCAATTGTCTGCTCAATGATTTCAGCGATGCGATTGTTCTCATCACGGACAACCTTGCGCACTACGCGCTTGCGTTGTTCGACATTTTGAATGTTGATAACCGCTGGCTCAACTGTGACATTGGGAGCTTCAACACGAACTTCAGGCGCTTCAACGGTCACCTGAGTTTCGGGAACATTCACGATGGTATCTGGCACATTGACATCTACGAAAGAACGAGAGTTCACTTCATACGCCGCTTTTGGATCAGCAGGGTCAATGGTTGCAATCTGCTGCAACTGAGTTGAAGGCAATCCGGTGTGCTTCATAGCATCAATGCCAACTACCTTGAGAACTTCAGCGGGGTCAAATCCGACCTGTACCAATTGCGTTGCAATCTCGGTGCGAAGTTTGAGTCCAACATCCTTTGCATCGGCTGCATCAATGTTTTGAAGTGGCACGCGGAATTGATCACCATCTGCAATCGGTGACATATCTTCCATCGCACGCACATCGTTGAGGCTCATAAAGCCTTCACGCAATCCCTTGGTGTAAGCATCGAATCGCTCGATTGTAGTACCGCGCAACAGTGCATCAAGGTTAAAGCGCACGAAGCCATCTTCTTCAGGTAGCAAAGTTGAAAGAGCTTGCTCGATACGCTCCAAGAGTGGGCGCAGTGAGTGTTGCACGAATGAAAGGTTTTGCGCTTCAACAGATGCAAAGCTCATAGCGCCAGCGACAGGATGACCGAGCAAAGAAATCGGCACGTTGAAAATGCGAGCAATTTCTTCCACGCCAAACTTACGCGCTTCAAGTAACTGCGCATCGGATGCGTTGATTGCTAGTGGCTTAAATGTGCCACCGCCTGTGATGACTCCAACCTTGCCAGCCTGATATGGGCCAGAGTGTGAAGCGTTCCAGTTACGAACCAAATCATCTGTCTGTTCTTCAGTCATATCGGCAGGAGTCTCAATGACTCCGCCAGGGTTTGCAGAATTTCCAAAGTAAGAAGCTGCATAAGTATCGGCTGCCATAGCGCCACCGATAACCATACGGCACGCCTCGATTGGAGACATACCACGAACCTGACCCGGTAGAACAAATGCAGGGATGTGCAAAATGTCTTGGCTTGTTAGCAAGTAAGGCGCTTCAGTTGGAGCATTGCGGTACTCATAACGGATTGGCTCACCCGGCTTGCGGATAATACGAACGCGATCAGGGTGAAGAACCCACGTCTCAATGATTTCACCCATATCGTCACGGACGAGAAGAATGAAACCATCACCGCGCAAATCCATTGACACGATAAGTTGCTCAAAAAATTCAAGGCGAGTCTGCTCAGGGTTTGGCTTGATAATCCACGCAGGGGTTTCTCCATAAACGCTTGCATAGCTCAAACGCTGACGGCCACGACGGACATACGCACCAAATGGCAAAGATGAAATCGTGCCAGAGCGAAGGCGTACGCACGCATAGACAGTTGAAAGGCGCATTGAAGTATCGGCATCAACGAGAACGCCAGCGGTACTTTGACCTTCAGGGCGCGCAGGAATTAAACGCTGAAACCAAGCATCACCGGCGGATCGCTTTTCTGTGGTGCGTAGTCGTGAGGATAAATTCATTATTCAGCCTTCTCTGTAACCCAAATCAGAAATGCACCGAGGACGATGCACGCAATTGGAAATGAAAACGCGGAAATGCCATAGGTGACAAGTGCAACGCCTGAAACTTCCGCGATAAGGGCGAGGTCAAACTTAGGTAACTTGAACTTCATCTTCTCTCTCCCTTAGATTGTGAAAAATCGTGTGACTGGTTTTGGTGGCTCTGCCGGTTGCGTTGCTCTGTCATAGCCAAAGATTGAAGCAACGGCGGCATCGACTTTGCGTTTGCTTGAGGCTTTCGCCACCATCACGCCGCGAGATGATTGCTTGGTGACACAGTTTGCAATGTGCCGAGCTAGTCGCTCATCTCCGTCGTGTGTAAATGATCCGTTGAGAACGGCTTCATAAAACTTTTGTGTTGCTGGCACCATTCGCTCTGCTGAGTTTGGATACGAGACAACTGGCAAGCCCTCTTCATCGAGAACCATCATTGTTCTATTCCAGCGAGCAGGGTCAAAGACAATCTCGCGCACATTGAAGCGACCATCGCGGCAAGCGTTGATGATTGTTTGCTCGACCTCTGCAATTGGCGTGTGCCAGCCTTGCTCTGCATCGTGTGGGCGTTCCCATAGACCGACAACCATCAAGTGCGGTTTATCGCCACCGAGTAGCCACGCCACCAATGCGGTGGAGTCATTAGAGAACGCACCATCAAAAGC